ATGAAGGCGAGTATAAAACAAGTTGTTGCTGTTAATAAGCAGGGTATCATAAGTACACCAAACCAACCTACATATATGCGGTTGTCTGTACTTGTAACCCACTGACAAAATCTTTCCCAGTTGCTAGTGCTAGTACCTCTTGTTACAGAGATAGCTGACATTAGAATACTCCGGGTATGATCTGTCCTGTTGTTGCGTAGGCTCCTACAGCTGCTACGAATCCGAGCATTGCTGCCCAGCCATTAAATCTTTCTGCTTCTGGTGACATTAGTTTTTGTTTTGGTAATAATTGTATGGGTGGTTCGTTTGGGTAGATGTTTTCTCTACCATCAGTATCGGTGGTAATCATTTTTTCTTTTTCTTTTTCTTAGGAAAGCCTGCTTTCATATTAGCATAAGCTTTCGGGGTGATAGTGCTTTTCTTTTTACTTCGGCTTATGCCAAGTTTCTTTCTACGATTTATATTAGCGTAGAGACCACGCTTTGCCATTACTTTTTACCTCCGTGTTTGCAGCCACACTTGCTGCCTTTTTTAGTTTTCTTTTTGTATGCCATGTTAGCATTTCCATCGTCTCATGGCAAGTGCCTTTCTTGTAGGCTTGCCGTTTTTTCTCATTGGTCCTTTCATACCTCTGAAGCGAGCACAGAAGGAGCGTTTTCGTGGTCCTCCTCCGGGCTGTGGAGCCTTCAGCTTGGAGCCAGTAGCACGATTGTACTTGGCTCTCCCTTTAGCTGTAAGGCCGCCTCGTTTTGATTTCTCTCCACGACCAATAGATAGGTTGACACCTTTCTTTCTAGCCATTAGTATCTTCCATTTAAGAATAGATATTTTAGTGCGGGCATACCTACCTGACTCACTGCTGAGTAGGTGCTTTTGACTGGTAGCCCATACTTGAGTATGTTTTTAATTGCTTTGGTAGAAGCATCGTAAACAGGATTACCAAACGCATCTGTTTTTACATCCCCTTCTTTAGGCTCAATAACTGGTCCTGTAACAGGGGAATCGTCCACAATAATACTACCATCGTCAGCCACTTCTTGCCCATCTTTATTAAAGATTTTAGCATTAGGGTCTTGCTTCCTGTAGTACTTGCTTTCTTCTTTTAGATACTCTTCGTTCCGTTTGTTAGCTGCGTCTATCTGTTTCTTTCGATTGCCACGCTGTTTCTTTTTCCGACGAGCTTCATCACGTTTTTTACGGTCATCATTATCGTCAGGTTTATCAACAGCCATAGCGATAAGATCCCTGTTCCTCATTTTTTCTTCTTAAGAATTTTGTTTTGTACGGCTTTAGGTAGCTTGGAGAATCCTCCACCTTTTGGTCCCATTTTTTTCTTAGGTCTACCTTTCTTAGACCCGTAAGTTCCTTTCCCTGCTGGCATGATTAAAAATTAAGATCTGATCGTTCAAGTTTTTCGATAACATCTTGCCTGTAGGCTGGGTCGTTATCATACCTCTTGTCATTCATAGCTGCTACGAGCTCTGCCTGACTGCGGTAAACATCTTTAGGAGTCACCGGTGCTTTACCTGTATACATCTTACCTTCGTATCCGTTAGCGTTATCATACTGAGTCTTCAATCCAGCTACAGCCATCTGTATAGCTTGTATGCTACCAGTATTAACTATGCTGTCAAAAGCTTCTGTAGTTTGTTTGTCGAGTGTGTTACTAGCCCACTTAATTATATTATCGTAAGCTGTCTCTCCTCCTACAGAGTTTTTGACTTGATTAATCTCAGCATCACTTAGGTCAGGCACATCGCCTTGTGCTTGTTGGAAAGCGTCTGTACCTTGTACTTCTAGATAAGCCTCTACTAATTCTTTACTAGACATAGCTGAGAACTTCTCCATAGTTTCTGGAGATAGTTTTCCGTCATTATTGTTGAACTCATCGTTGGCAGATGTGATAAGAGTAGCCCCATCGCTGAGGCTAGTCTCTTCTGTCTCATCTTCTGCACTTGTTTGTTCTACATTCTCTTGTCCGCTCTGCTCACCTAGCTTAGATTCGAGTTCTTTGTATGCTTTTTCTAAATCCTGTGCTGTCTTATATTTACCAGCTAACAGTTGTTCTTGTTGGTCGACAATCTCTTCACCAACTTTAAGAGAGTCCTGTTCATCGGGTGTTAGATTATCAGTTAATGTCTCTGTCTGTGGTGAAGTGTCTACTGTAAATGTATTCTCTGCCATTATTGTTCAGTTGTTGGTGGTGTTTCTGTAGGTGTTATAGGCTGCTGACCTCCGGGTATAAAACCTGATTCAGCTAAACCTTCTGGATTCTTAGTCGGGTCCATAAGTGGACTGTTAGCTATAGATCCAGCTTGACCTAGTAACTGTTCTTGTGCAGCTGTCGCTTGTTGTTGCTGCATTTCTTGCTCCATAGTTTCTGGAGACTTAATTAGATTTAGTACGTCTATACCCTGTGCAGCTGCTAATCGTTTGATAGCTTCTGTAGGATCTACATACTTCATTAATGCTTCTGGTCCAAGTGTCTGTGTAATCGTGCCTAAGAATGACGTTAATGTTTCGACATCCTGACCTCTACCTAGACTATTGATACCAGCTACAATCTTAGGTCGTACCAAGTCTTTAGGTAATCTTGGTATCTGATTGTTACGTTGTAATACTAATAGTATTCTGTTTAGATATGGTATAAGAAACTCTACAGTTAACAACGAGTATAGTCCACCGAGTGACTGCTCTAGTTCGAGCTGTGTTAGGCGTACCTCTTCTGCTGTTACACGTTCAGCATTTCTTACGTTCATAACTAAGAACGCTTCTAGTATTCTTTTCTCTATTGATGCAGAGAGTTGTGAAGCTGTAGCAAAGTCAGCTGTTTTACCAACCTGTACTACTCCAACATCCTCTGGTCTTCCCTGTATTATAGCACCGTTTCCAGCTTGTGACAAGGTTTGTGGTTTGGTTGTAGATGAAGGTGATACTAGAAATATAACTTTACTAGCTACACTTGCTCCTTCTACCAGAGCCTGAGACAATCCATTGAGACTCCTTAGATCCCCAATAAACTCTTCGACTCTACCTCTTCCATAATCTTCACCATCTACTGTATTGAAACGAAGAACTAACCATGGAGAAGTATTCTTTGGTGCTGTGCTACGGCTTGCAGGCAAGACTACATCGTCTACTTCCTGATGCCAGACCCAGCGTCCACTATTTTCATCCATCTTGACACAGGTGTATACCTCGGCGTCGTCTTCATACGAGTCTGTTGGTGAGTTTACTCCTTGCTCAGGCGGCTTAGGCAACTCGAGACCTAGCACTTTTCTACTAACCATTTCTTTAGTGATAATCTCTATCACATTACCATTACCATCTCTTTCTACCACGTATCTCTGTAGTGGATAATGTTTTAATCCATCTTTGCCCATAAATATTAAAGCGTTGCCAGATACAATGAGATGTTTTAAGGCTTGATGTACTACAACTCTGTCATTAGATGCAGCGATGTAATCCATAATAGTACGTTCTATCTTAGAGAACGATAAGTCAAGCTCACTACGTATCTCTGGTGTCAGCTCCTCTTCATTTCCTAGCTTGTCGTCTCTGACTTGTAGTTTAAAGAAGGCTGTCTGTGGTGGTAGGAGAGCTAACATAAGTTTAGCAGCAAGAGTCACTGTCGCTTTAGCACCCACGGATTGCCATGGTTGTAACAAAGTTCTCTTACCTTTGTAGTTATCATCTTGGGTTACAAGATATGGTAGGGTAAGTTCAGAGGCTTCTACAGCAACATCAAGGAACTGTTGTCTGTCCCCTGCTAGCTTACTGTACTTAGCTCTAATACTATACATTTATTCCTCCTTGTCCACCACCAGCTGATGCGGTGTTGACGTTTATTTTAAGAGCATCGGTTCCTGTTTTCTTACCAAAACCGGGTGAGCCTTTCTTAGCTCCACTACCATACTCAACCTCTGCGGGTTGGTCTGGGTCTAGTAAGTCTTTCTTCTCAGGTTTCTCTGCTTCTTGTTTTTGTGGTGTCACCCTTGGCTGAAACGCAACCTGTGGTGCAGGCAACGGTTGAGGTTTAGGTGCTCTGAATAGACACATTGTCTTCGTTTAAAATAGATTTAATATATTGTACCACATCCTGTTGTCCTGAGCGGTACATGATGGAGGCTATATCCTCCTTGGGGTGGACAGGATACCAAGCGAACTTGGATTCCAAATCCTCTACTAACTTCTCAAGTTTTTCTGAATGGAAACTAAGCGTATTGAGGGAGGTTGGTGTTTGCATGTTCAAAAAATGCGGGCATACGAGCTG